CGGAGCTGTACGGGCTGCTGGCCGAGGCGTGCAACCCGACGAAGTGGCGGCGGCTTGAAGGCGACGACGGGAAGCCCGGCCGCTGGGAGGTGTGCTTCGCCATGCCGGCGACGGGGCCGGTGGGGGAGCAGTGCCAGGCTCTGGCCGACGAGCTGCCGATGATCCCCAAGCTGTACGACCGCGAGGGGAAGATGTACCTGCCGCCGAAGTCCAAGCGGGCGCCGGAGTCGAAGGAGCAGACTTTGCGGGAGATCCTGGGGCACTCGCCGGACCGGTCGGACGCGGCCGCCCTGGCAGTCTGGGCGATGCGCGGCGGTACTGGGACGCCCACCGTATCGCGGTCGCTGGTTCTAACAGAGGAGGAGCCCGGCGGCGATGAGCCGGAGCGGTCGGACCTTGTCGAGCGGATATTCGGACCGGCGACGGAACCAGGCAGGGGCGACCGGCCGTGGACGCAGGACGACTTCTGGGGCGAGTGAGCACTTAATGAATTATTACGTTGTGTCGGAAGTTATTGCTGCGGCGGTACTTGCGGCATGGTTTCCCGGGGTGCACGAAAGGAGATTACGAATGTATGAGCGATTTACTGATGAAGCGAGGGCTGTCATGCAGTCAGCTAAGAAGGAAGCACAGCGGTTCAATCATGAGTTCATCGGGACTGAGCACATCCTGCTGGGACTGATTACGGATAGCGACGGTCAGGCGGGCCAGGTGCTGAAAACCCTTGGGGTCGATCTACGAACAATCCGGCTGGAGACGGAGAAGCTGATACCGGCAGGCCCCTCTGTGATCCGCCTGCCAGAGCATGTACCGCTCACGCCGCGGGCGAAGTCTGTCATCGCTATAGCAGGGGCAGCCTGTGACCATAATCGCCATCGCGTGAAAGCAGGGCATCTCTTAATAGGGCTGCTCGCCGAAACGGAGGGCGTGGCCGCCCAAGTGCTGATGAACCTGGGGCTGAAGCTCGAAGAGGTCCGCGAGGAAGTTTGGGCGATGGCTGACGTGCACGAAGGTACGGAGACAAATACATGGAACAAAGCTGAGGCATTAGTCGTTAGCAATTGCCAAGCAGCACGCCAGCGAGCCGAGCTAGGGGTTGTTCTCCACGATCGATGGCAGACAAGGGCAGGCTGGCCGTATGCGAACGCGGAGTCGAACTGTCTAGGGGCCATCGAACCAGGCGGGGTGGACGGTTTGGACCACTCTGGTTTCGTCGTGCTCGGCGCACTTCGGGCCCTGACGGTGAGCGAGGGCGGGGCCACGCTGGGTGAGTTGGCCGAGGTATTGGGGTACTTGCCCTTAGCGGTAAGGGGTGAACTCCACTGCCTGGAACATCGCGGCTGGGTTGAACGAGCCTGACTGCGACGCGGAGGGGGGGTATTTCTAAAATACCCCCCAGTCAAGTCGTTGCACCGCATGGGGTTGCGTCGCTAAATTCCCTCTAATTAAACCCACCTGTTTCGGCCCTCACTGGCCCGCCCGCCCAGTTCGTCTTGCCTCAGCTTGGACGCGGGGCTACATTATATCTTATGTGGCGGGTACTGGAACCGATGCTGCGGTGGCTGAACCGGTACCGGGCCTCGTCCGGGGAGCGGCGTCTGGCCCGGCAGGTTGCCCGGCTGGAGTCTGCCCTGGACGAGGCGCGGGCCGAGGCGGAGGCACGGGCGAGGGCCGCCGAAGGGAGGGCCACGCTGGCGGAGCAGGCGGCGGACGCCAAGCAGGAGGAGCTGAAGGTGCTGACGGCCTCGAACGAGCGAATCCGCGCCCTGTACGAAGCAGACACCGCGGAGGCGGCTAGGCGGATCGCCGGGAAAGGGGACTAACAACGTACATAGGAGGACGAGGTGATGCTCGAAGAAGTGGTTCCTGAACTGGGGAAGGTTTTGGACAGACTGGCAAACACAGATGAGGGTCTGGCACTAACAGACGACTTGGCGACCTTGCTCGCGAGTCTTTATCAGTCGCTCGTAGGGAAAGGCATTCTTGCCGAACACGCTGCCATGATGGTGTCGGGCTTCGCACGTAGTACCAGTGGGAAGTGAGCCCGTGAGTGCAATAGCCGAGATGGCGATGGCGAGTCGGGAGCGGACCGAGGCGCTGGTCTCCCGGTACCGGGCGGCCGACCCGTCAAGGCAGTCGATGCTGGCCGGCGGCGGCGTGGTGCTCGGCGAGTCCCAGCTCTCGACTGGGCTGTTCGGCGAGGGGGCTGCCGATCGGGAGATGTACTCTCACTACCGCGGCTGGACCTACGCGGCGATCCGCCCGATAGCCCAGACGATCGCCGGGCAACCGGTGAGGGTTGGGCGGGAACTGGGCCCGGCGGAGAAGCCGCGGTCGGGCAGGCTGGCCACGAAGGGGTTGCTGCCGAGCTGGCTGAAGCAGACCGAGGTCGAGCAGTACGAGACGCACCCGCTGCTTGACGCGATTGCGCGCCCGAACCCGGTGATGACCTCGTGGCACCTGCTGTACATCCTGGCCGCGTCGCTGGAGATTGCCGGCGAGCACTTGTGGTGGGTAGTGGCCGGAAAAGAGGGTCCGGTGATCTGGCCGGTGCCGTCGCCGTGGTTCGAGCCTATTCACAGGGACGGCCAGCCGTTCGCGGCGTGGTCGATCACTCCCGGCGGGCAGGGCGAGCCGGAAGAGATTCCGAACAACGAAGTCGTCTACTTCCACTATCCTGACCTTGCGGACCCGCTCGGGTGCACCTCGCCGGCCATGACGCAGTCGAGGGCGATGTCGGCGGATGAGGCGATGCAGGACGCGCAGGCCAACACGTTCCGCAACGCGCCGTTCCCGAAGCATGCCCTGGTCGTCGGCGACGTGACGGAGGACGGCGAGAACATGGGCCGCCCTATGCTGGAGCATTGGCAGCGGCAGCAGCTCTACACCGAATTCAAGAAGATGTATTCCCAGACGGCCCAGCACGGGCTGCCGCTCATCCTCGACAGGCTGATCCAGAACGTCATCCCGCTGTCGAACAAGCCGAACGAGATGGACTTCACCGGGAGCGGCAAGGTCACGAAGGCGCGCATCTTCCAGGGGCACGGCACGAACCCGGTGATCGCGGGCGAGGTCGAGGGGGTGAACCGGGCATCGAGCTACGTGGCCCGAAGGCACTTCGCGGACCAAACGGTAAATCCGAAGATCGAGCTGATCAGCGAGGTGCTGACCCGGGGACTGGCCCCGATCGTGGCCGGCGAGGGCGAGCGGCTAAAGGTGTGGATCGAGTCGTACCAGCCTGACGACCGGGACGAGCGGAGGAGGGACCTCGACCTGGCGGCGAAGTACGGCTCGGTGACGAAGGATGAGGTCCGCTCGACCCTGACACATCTGGGGCTCGATCCGATGAACGGCGGGGATGAGGTGGCTGCCCCGCCTACTCTGATTCCGATGCTGTCGACGGGCCCGGCGGCCAAACGGATCGAGGGGCTCCCGGACATCGCCGAAGTTCTCGACCGCGACGAGCGGGTGAAGGCGTGGCTAAAGGCGCACGGCCGGCACGAGGACCGGCTGCTGGACGCGGTACATGCACTGTTCTTAGAGCAGCGGGACGCGGTGACGGCGAAGCTATACGAGGTGCTCGGCGAATTGGATAAGGCAGTACGGTCGCCGGAGGGGCTGAGCGAGCTGATCTTCAACCCGGACGAGTGGGAGGAGAAGTTGATCGACGCGAGCCGGCCGTACCTACAGCGGTCCGCTTACTTCGCCGCCGTGAGAACGCTAAACGAGATCAAGAGCCGCAAGCAGGGGCCGGAGGAACTGATAGCACAGTTGACGCCGGCGGTTCGCGGGGCGATCGACGCCGAGTTGAACACGCTGCTGTCACGGCCCTACTGGCCCGACGTGCAGCAGACGACGCGGGCGGCGTTGTCTTCCACGCTATCGGAGGGCATGGCGAACGGCGAGTCGCTGCACCACTTGGCGGCAAGGATAGGCGACGCCCCGACAGTGCCGGTGGTCGACCTGGGGGTGTTCCCGCCGGGCACGAAGTTCGGCAGCAACGCGGTGCTGGGGAGCGACGCGAGCCGGGCGAGGGCGCTGCTGATCGCAAGAACAGAAACAACTGGTGCCTTCGGGGCGGGTACGCAGGCTCAGTTGGAGGAGTTGCGGGCCGATGGGGTGGTAGGGGAGAAGGAACTGCTGGTGATAAACGACCAGTACCTCCGCGACACCCACCGAGCCGTGGCAGACGTGGGGCCGATCCCGATCAACGAGGATTACGACTTCGGCGGCTACAAGGCACCCTACCCGGGGCACCACTCGCTGCCGGCGAAGGAAAGAGCCCACTGCCGGTGCGATTCGGTCGCCGTAGTGGAGTAATTATGGCCAACTGGATGAGAGCGGTGGACGGATCGATCGTGAATCTCGATCAAGCGTCATGGATCGAGGCCACTGGGGAAGCATACAACCGTGAGACGGACGAGCCTCAGCCGGGCGTGGTGGCAAAATACATGGGCGGCAACGCCTATTCGTGCACAATGTACCTGTGCGACACGATTGAGGAGGCCCAGCAGATACGTGACAAGCACTTCGGGCACTTAGTTGACGAGTCGCGCTGGCCGAAAGTCGCTGTTGACAGCCCCCGCCCGGGGGTGTAGACTAATGATCGACCTGGGGCCGCCGAAGAACAGGCTGCTTGACGAGACGGAGTTCCGGGCAGGCCGGGCGGTGGCGAACCTGAGGGACCAGATACAGCGGATCGCTGGGCGGGACTTCTTCGGCCGGTCGGTGGTCGAGGTGCTCTGGGAGGCTGGGCAGATCACACTGGTGAGGGAGAAGGTGGAGAGGACGGAAAGATGAAGCGACGGGGCTTTCTCCGAACTATGGTCGGCTTGGCGGCTGTGGTATTCTCGCCGTTGCCGCTCGGAATCGCTAGCGGCGGAGGTGCCGGTGGGTACGTGGTGCCCGTCGCGCTTGACGAGTTGGTCAACGCACCCATCCTGCACGGCGAGCTGATACCGCTAGTCCGTTTTGTCGGCATGCACTACGGCTGGACACCACAGCAAGTCAGCGAGATGACGGTGCAACAACTCCAATTATTAGGAGCACGGGAGCTAAGCTGAAGCCGGCGGGAAGGCGTAGTCGCCTCCTCAGTTTCATACGCTGGGAATTCAGGTGCAATTCCTGAGCCGGCCACTTGAATCACAATCGGGTATCGGAACAACCGGGCCCGCGACCTTTCGAGGTTGCGGGCCTTTTTCTTTGCCGGGAGCGAGACATGGCGACAGTCGAAACGGTGGACGCGGCTGCCCCGATCCTGGACAGCCTACGGAGCCGGAGGCCGGACGGGCGGTGGGGTATCGGCACGGCGAAGAGCTACCTTGATGCGACGCCACCGAACCTGTTCGACGTTTCACTCGATGAGTGGCAGGCGGTCATGGAGAAGGCCGCCGACACCCTCACTTACTGCGAGCGGGAAGCGACTATCGAGGCGCTGTCGTGGAGTGTGCTAGGGGAGGAGGGCCGCGACCGGCTCGGCCGGAATATGCCGTTGCTGCCGGTCAAGCGTGCGAAGAAGCCGGCGAACATCGAGGGGTTCGTCCTCGCGTTCGACTACACGCTGACGACGATTGACGAGGACCGGGACTTCGACGTGCTGGAGCCGAAGGGGGCGACGGTCGATATGCTCGGGCCGTTGCTGTTCAACCACGTCACGTTGCAGCCGATCGGCAAGCCGCTGAAGATCCTCAAGCAGAACAGCAAGCGGCTCGCAGAGCAGTCGGCCATTATGGACTTCCCCTTCGGCCGGGACGTGGCCCAGATGATCGAGTTCCAGGTGCTCCGGCGAATGTCGCACGGCTTCCTGCCGACGAAGTACGAAGAGCGCACGCCGAAGAAGGCCGACGACGAAGACGAGGCCGTGGGCTGGCACATCATGGAGTACGAGATCATGGAGCGGTCCGTGGTGTCGGTGGCCAGCAACCGCGGTGCGATCATCGAGGCGTGGAACCTGCTGGGGGAGAAGGGCTTCCACGACGACAGAGTGAAGGGCTGGCTGAAGAGCGTCTATGAGGCGAGGCCCGTGATCGGCAGAGGCTTCGCACCCGACCGTTGCCTGATCTGTCACAACACTTCGGCCAGGCAGGCTCCGCACCATCAATGCAACTGCTGCGACTCTCCCGCCCCCGACCCGTCCGATTGCGACCAGACGCCGCCCGCGTTTCGGTGGCCAGCAACCGCGGTGCGATCATCTGATGTGGTTGACCCGGCGAAAGAAGCAGAGCCTCAGTCACTTCAGTATCCGGCAGGCAAGTCAAGTAAGAGGCTGACTGAAGACGGCGTGGAGACGTGCGAACTGTGCGATGCCCCGGCAGTGACAACCACAAACATGCGTCACCAGTGGTGCGAAGACCATACGCCGGAAGTATGCAAAAGAAAAACCGCATTGATCCCCTTCAATAAATCAGCCGGCTCGACGTTTGACGTTTGGCGGGAGCACCTGGAGCCGGCCAAGCTGGAGTACGACTGGGCGAGCCGCTACATCGGCTGCCAGGTCAAGCACCTGTTCTGGGTGCACACCAAGGTTCCGAAGGCGCGGATCGGCTCGTGGCTGACGGGGCTGCGTGAGGTGCTGGCCGACTACAGCGTCGAGGACACCCGCCACATTTCAAGCGGCGGCGAGGAGCTGCCGCCGAAGTATGAGATCATCCAGCTCACCCCAGACAAGGCCGATGACTTCCTGGTTCAAGGCTTGCAGTTCCGCTGCGGGCCGGACCGCAAGTTCGTACTCGGCTTCGAGCCGTACTACGGCATGCTGGAGGTGATATTCTACACGTCCGACAACGAGGCGGCCAAGCAGTTCGCACGCGAGGTGATCGGCAAGACGTGGGAGTGGTCGCGGGTGAACAACTTTCTCAAGGGGCAGGCGTTCAGCTTGACAGGTGGCTTCCTACCGAAGACCGGCGAGCGATGGGACGGGCTGTTCCTTCCCGATCGTAACAAGCGGCCGGTCATGCGCGCCGTGGAGGCGGTCAACGAGAAGCGGGCGGCCGCGTCCAACCGCGGCATGATCCTGATGGGCCCGCCGGGAACCGGCAAGACGCTGTCGGCTCGCATCGTCCGGAACCTCGCCGACGCGACGTTCATCTGGGTGGCGGCGAGGGACTTCTGGAACGTTGGGGCGTTCGGAGCCTTCACTCACTCGTTCGATCTGGCCCGGGAGCTGGCCCCCTCGGTCATCTGCTTCGAGGATGTGGACAACTGGATCAATGGGGGCGGGACGGAGGAGTTGCTGAAGAGCGAGATGGACGGCATGAACCGGTCATCGGGCGTGCTCACGCTGCTAACGACGAACTACCCGGAGCTGATCCCGGACGCGCTGATCGACCGCCCCGGGCGGTTCCACGACGTGTTGCTGTTCGACCTGCCGGACGGGAAAGTCAGGGGCGAGATGCTCGCCGCGTGGCTGCCGGAAGCGCCGGGGAAGGATCGGAAGAGGGCGGTTGGGAAGACGGACGGCTACAGCGGGGCCCACATCTTCGAGCTGGCCGAGTACGCCAAGACGCTGCGAGACGAGGACTCGCTTTCGATCGGCGAGGCGTTGCTGAAAGCCATCGACAAGATCGAAGAGCAACGGGAGCTAATCACGGGCGTGCAGCTTGAGGGCAGCCGCTACAAGCCGAACCGCTCAGGTTTCCCGGGGCAATTCGGCGCGTTGATACCGGCCAAGGTGTTCGCTTTCGGAAACAAGACAGAGAAGACGGTCCCCGGCAACCCGTCCGGCGGATCGGGCGACGGCACCGAGGGCACGTGGAGCAAGCTGAAGCTGAGCGACTTCACCGACAAAGACTGGGGCGACCTGTCGGCGGCCGAGAAGGGCAATATTAAGAAATACTTTGCCTGGCACCCGGGCACCGTCGAGACGTTCGCCGACCTGAAGCTGGGGCACCACTTTGCGTCCGGTGACGACGCGGGCAAGGCGAGCCTGAACGGGGTGCGGAACGCGCTGGCCAGGGCGAACCAGGTGGACGGGATCGGCGACGAACTGGAACGGGTGATGACGCATCTACGGGCACACCTGCCGGAGCGGTCGGTCGTTATTGCTCATCTAGCTGTCGGTCTCGACGACGATGCGAAGCGGTGGCTCGCTGCAATAGAAAAGCTCGAAGAGGCGTGGGCTCAAGCGACGGGTAAGCGAAGCGGGGACGAAAAGGAAACACTATGCAAGCAAACGCTCGCATGGCTGGCGGCTGCGGCGACGGAGGAGGAGTTGAGGCAGGCCAAGGCAGTGATCGACGCGAGGTTGCGGGAGAAACGCAACCGGAAGCTGAGGAAGCTGTTTCGCCTGAGATGAGTCGGAGGCGACTCCGGCAGTGATACTTTTTCACAAAGGAGTTCCGAAATGGAACTGACAGATGCGTTAAAGAAGTGGGCCGTCGAGAACCTCGACATGGCCGCCGACGCCTCCGATGACGAGTACAAGGCGGCCATCACTGGGGCGATCTCCGCCGGCACGCTGACGGCCAGGAAGTACGCCGAGCTGATGGCGGAGGACCCGGACGTGAAAGAGGAGCTGGGCAAGCTGTTGGCTCAGGCCAATGCCCCGGTGATCGCGGGGCTGGGCAAGGTGGCCGACGCGGTCGGCAGCCTGGCTGAGAAGATCCAGGCAGGACCGCCGAAGACGACCCTGGAATCGACCGTCGAGACGAGTATGGCGAGCGCCGGCGAAGGTGCCGACGACATCGACGGCAAGATCGAGCGGCAAGTCGAGAAGATGCTTGCCGAGAAAAACCAGAACGGCAACGGCGAGCGGGCCGACTTCGCGGCCGCGTTCATGGCCAAGGCCGCGATGGGCGGAAGCAACCCGCGGGTGAAGGCCGAGGTCGATAAGTACTCGACCCAGCGCAAGTCGCTGGTCTGCCCGGAGTTCATCGGTGCGGGCAAAAGGCACCCGCTGGCGGGCGAGCCGGCCGTGCGGTTCAACCACGCGATGGAGGCCCCGAGCGAGGCGGACTTCGCGATCTGCGGGGCGTTCGCCAAGTTCCAGTTGCTGCGCGGCACCGTCGGCCCCACGGCCTGCGAGGCCCTGCTGACGGAGCACGAGCGGAAGCTGGTCCTCCACGCGCTGCACGAGATGAGGTGGACCGGCGTGGTCGGGGTGATGGGCGGGCAGGAGGCCCGGATCGACCTGAGCGGTACGGAGGTCGACGACCGGAAGCTGACTCCGCCGGAACGCAAGGCGATCCTCGACGACACGACCAGCGGCGGCACCTACGCGGTGCCCCGCGTGTTCGACGAGGCGATCTCGGCCGCCCCGATCCTCTTCGGCGAGCTGGCCCCGCTGGTCGACATGCAGAACCTCGTGAGGGGTGCCGTGGTCGACGGCAGCACGTGGACCGACCCGAGCTTCATCTCCCAGACCGAGGGCTCGGCGTTCAGCCTGGTCAGCACGGCCAGCCTGATCGGAAACCTCGACACGTCGATCTTCAACACCGTGGCCGGGATCGAGCTGGGCCTGGACTGGGAGAGCGACACGCCGATCAACTTCGGCACGTACATCGTGCAGAGGCTCGGCATGAAGCTGAAGGAGTGGCTGGACGAGCAGATCGCCATCGGCGACGGCACGACGGAGCCGACCGGGATCTTCACGGCTTCCGGCGTCAACACGTCCAACTCCAGCAACAGCACCGGCGGCCCGTTTACGCTCGGCGACTTCGAGAAGCTGGCGTTCGGCCTGACAAAGGCGATGCGTGCCAGCAACCCGAGGTCGAACGTCTACGTGACGTCGGACTACATGTACAGGCAGGCCCGAGGCGTGCCTGTACATACGACCGACGCCCGGCGGCTGCTTGGCATGGACCACTCGGCGTACACGATCCTGGAGCACCCGTGCAAGATCCAGGACTCGATCGCCAATGGGTCCATCGCGTTCGCGAACCTGGCCTACTACCGGATGTACCGCCGGCTGGGCATCCAGATCCGCAACGTGATCGAGGGCCAGACCCTCGCGCTGAAAAACACGCGGCTAATCATCGTCCGCGCGCGGTACGGTGGCCAGCCGACGCTGGGAGTCTCGATCAACAAAATGACCGACGGCCCGACCAGCTACGGGAATTAGCGTCCCCCGGCGGTCCGGGTGCCCACACGCTGGGCGCCCGGCCGCCACTTTTCCTTTTCCACTTTAGGTGCTGCGGCAAGCACGAACGGAGGTAGGAGTCATGTCGAAATCCAAACCGATGTCCGGCGAGATCGTGATCGAGCTGGACGACGGGCACAACAGCCGACTGGAGTTCCCGCCGCTGATGGACTGGTTCCGCGGCCGGTGGACGCCGGCCGGCCTGGTGGCGCAGAGCGCCTCGCGCGGGAGCGCGGTCTGCCAACTGGAGATGCCGGGCCAGTGCATCGCGCTGGACGTGGCGAGGAGGCGTGGCCGCGTGTTCGACCCGCTGGAGGAGCCGGAGAACAAACCGGCCCTGGAGCAGTTCGACTCGATACTGAGGACCAAGGACGCTCTGCACCGCGGGAGCCGGGCCTGCCCCGAGCAGGTGCACGAAGACTTGTCCGAAGAGCAGGTGGCGAGCTGGTGGCACTGGATGCGCGAGCTGGCGGAGATACGGAAGACGGCCAAGCTGGTCGCCGGCCAGTTCAGCAAGCAGCCCGAGGGCGACCCGCGGATCGACTACTACAGCATGGACCCGCACGTCCCGAGGACGTTGTCTGAGATGAACAGGTGGCGGGCCGGCAAGTGGCGGCCGGGCGCCGAGGAAGACGCCGCGTGACGGAGGCTCACCGTGCGAATAGCGATCGCCTACCCGCCGCGACCGGCGTGGCCGAAGATGGAGTGGGTTTCCAAGGCATTTTCAGCCATCGGGCACGATGTCTGCCAGGCCCACAGCATTAACGAGCTGGCCGAGGCAGACGAGGACTGCGATCTGGTTGTCTTCGAGCAGCGGTGCGCTGGGCTGAACTACGCCGACGTTGCCGAGGTGGCGTCAGGCAGGCGTACGACCTGGGTGCAGTGGGTATTTGATTTGATGGCCACCGAGCCCGGCTTGCAGCTTGGCGAGCAGCCGAACCTCGGCCACCGGACCACCTCGGCCACCTGGGAGGCGACCGACACGCTCCGGATGATGCGGCTGATGGACCTGGTGTTCGTCAAGGAGCGGGGGCTGCTGGCCGAGTACGCCAATCTCGGAGTAGAGGCTCGGTGGCTCGATCAGGCTTGTCCCTCGTGGATGGGCGAGTGCCGGCACAGCTCATCGCCCGAGTTCGACGTGTGCCTCTTCGCCAACTTCACGACAGCGGCCAGGCAGAGGCGGGTGGACGTGCAGAGTCTTCTCCGATGCCGCCGCAGCATCGTGTGGGCCGGGCACCCGGGCGGCGACGCGCCGCCTGGGGTCCGGGCCATTGGGTTCGTGCCCGTGGAGCGACTGCCGGAGCTGGCGTCCCGGGCGGCGGTGACGCTCTGCGTCGACCAGCGCCATGATCTCGATGGATATGTGAGCGACCGACTCTGGCTCGCCCTCGGCATGGGGGCGTGCGTGGTTCGCCGGGCGTCGCCCGGGCTGCCGGGTTCCCCTGGCGAGTATTACGGCGTCTACGATGACGGCGATTGCCTGAGTGACGTAGTCGGTGCCCTCTTGGCCTGTGTAGACCACCGGCAATTGGTTGGGCGAGGTGCCCGCCAGTACGTTATGGCCAATCACACCTACGAGCACCGCTGCCAAGAGCTACTACGGGAGGTTGAGAAATGCAGACACCAGACAAGCGGAAGTGCCGCCGCTGCCACGGCAGGGGCATGATCAACGTCAAGCGTCGCGGGGGCTTCGTGAAGCGGCCCTGCCCCGCCTGCAATGGAAACGGTTCGGGTTACGCCACGAAATAAAAGGAGACTGCCGTGGCGGATGCAGATCAAGGACACGAGAATCCGGACCGAGAGCGCCGGCTATACCACTCCATCGCCAAGATCGAGAGCGATGTCGCCGAGATTAAGAGTAACTGCAAACCGTGCCGCGAAGAGGTCGGTAACCACGGCCTGATCCTTTCCGGCCGGCCGGGAAACTCCAGTAGTGTCGGCATGGTCACACGGGTGTCCCTGCTAGAGAGCAACCAGAAAGTCTTCTCTGAGATGAGGGAAGAGGCCCGGAAAGACAGTGAGCAAGCCCGGAAGGACAGGGAGCGAAACATTAAGTGGTTCCGCGTCCAGCTCGCCTCGG